GAGCAGCAGATAGGCGCTCCCCATCTGCTGGCAGAATTCGAACCAGGTTTGCCACTTGTTCGGGCGCCTGAACAATTTGGCGACGGGATGGTCAGTCACCGTGACCGTGCCGCCTTCGTCGTCGAGCATGTACAACGACGGCGTGCAGCGCGCGACATCGCGGGCCCGGATTGCGACACAGGCATAGACCGTCGAGACCGTCATCGCCGTCGACTGGCTGACCAGCATGGTCGAGGCCGACGGCAGCGAACTCAGCGGCGGAATGCCGCCGAACGAGGGCGACGCCGAGGAGCCGGCCGATTTGACGCCTACCGTCGGCTCGCGCCGTTCGAACGCCGGCTCGGCGCGAAGCCGACCGGCGACGCGGGATAGAAAACTCATCCCGCGCCCCCTTTACAAAATCAGCAGCGAGCCGTCGAAGGTCGAACTGCCGGACGATTCGGCGGAAAGCGATGTCGCCGCACCAACCGCCATGACCAGCGCCGCCAGGCCGTCGATGCGGCCGGTCGCCTTGCGCTTGTCGAACTTCTTATTGCCGGCGGGATCCTCGACGACCACGGCCGAGGCCACGTTCCACCGGAGCACCGGATTGAACATGACCTGCAGCCGGCCGTTGATGACCGAATCCTCCCAGGCCGTGAACGAACGCGGCATCCACAGCGTCTTGTCGCTGTCGCCGCCGCCGAAGGCCTGCCCGTGCCGGATCAGCCGGATGCCCGAGCCCTCCTCGCCGTCTGGACCTTCCCAGATGTAGGACTCGACGCCCAGCTCATCGAGCTCGCGCTGGAAATCCTCGATGCGCCACGGGTCGAACGCCAAGGTGACGCGCTCGAACCGACTTGCGATGTCGGCCACGCGCTGGGCCGGGAATGCATAATCGATCGAGCGGCCCGGCACCGCGTTCAGGAATCCGGCCTTCTCCCAGGCTTCGTAGGGCACACGATCCTTGCGTGCACGCTCGACCATCGTGTCGGCCGGCGTCCAGAACTCGACGGCGCCTTGCAGATCGCCGTCCTCAGTCATCACGGCGGCGCCGAGCGCCGTCAGATCCTTTTTGGCCGACAAGTCGAGCGACAGGAACAACTCGTCGCCGATCAGGTCGTCGAGCGTAAATTCCTTGTTCTCCGCCGCCTCCCACAAGTCCCGGTCGATGACTGGGTTCGAGGCCTCGACCCATTCGCAGAAATTCAGGCGCCGGCAGGTCGATTCCGCCGACGGCATGCCGCGCGCTTTGGTCACCTCGTTGCGGAGATATTCATAGCCCGGCAGGTCCGGCAGGCTGGGGTTGGCTTTCGGCCAGCACTTCTCGTCCTTGAACGGGTCGTCGCCATCGTCGAGCGCGCAGATGTAGGAGAAGAACGTATCGTTCTCCAGTTCGCCTGCGGCCACCTTGGCGCCGTACTCGTGATACTCGTAGCAGACCGTCTGACGATCCGTGCCGCTGTTCGTGATGGCGACCAGCATCGGCTGGCGCCGCTTCTTGAAGCCGGCCTCCATCATGCGGATGACCGAGGCATCCCGATGCTCGTGCAACTCGTCGACCAAGACGCAGTGCGGTCGCGGGCCCGACTTGCCTCGGTTCTGCGAGCTGATGATCCGGAAGAACGAGGCCGTGTCGAGATAGGCCAGGTTCCAGCGGTTGTCGCCGTTGCCAGACGCCGTCAGACGCCGCTGAAGCGCCGGCGACTGGTCGTACATGGCCAAGGCATCGCGGAACAGGATCCGCGCCTGGTCCTTTTCCGTGGCGGCCGCGTAGACCTCGGCGCGAGGCTCGTTGTCGGCCGCGAGCATTTTGATGCCGATGCCTGCAGCGATTGGGCTTTTGCCAGATCCCTTCGCCGTCTCGATGTAGGCCATGCGAAAGCGCCGGAGACCGGTCGCCTTCCATTTCCAGCCGAACAGCGAGCCAACGATGAAGCACTGCCAGTCCCGCAGGATGAACGGCAGTCCCTCGTCCTCGCCGCCGGCGAGGCACAGCACATCCTTGAAGAACGCGATCGCCTTCAGAACCTCGGCGACGTCCCACACCAGGCCGCGCTTGTGGCCATGCTCGAGGTCGCGCAGGTGGCGCTTGCAGGCCTCGCGGACATGCGGGCCGGCGATGATCTTTCCGTTACCGACCGCGATCGCGTAAGCGGTCGCCGGATCGGTCGGCGGTTTAGCTGAAGTGGCCTTCCGCGGGGTCTTTGGGCTTGCCGGCACCGGACCCTCCGACCCGCGTCCGCGCCGACGGGTCGAGCCCGAGCTCCGAGCCCAGCGCCCGCAGCTGAGACAAGCGCGATGCGATCATCTTGGCCGGCGAGCGCTCGAACTCGGCATGGAGTGCGCAGAACATGTGCAGCTTGTAACTATCCGCCGCGGCGAGCCACGGCGCGCGGCTGACAACCTCGTCCCAGAGCTGGCCCGGGCGACCGGTGCATTTCTTCGGCTTGACCGGCTTGCCGTCGGCCTCAACCTCGTTCTCCGGCAACGGACGATGGCCCGGGTTGCCTTGAACGAGCTTCAGAACGGTCGGTTTTGGCTTGGCTCCGCGGGTCGCCATCGGATGTCACCAAACCCGAGGCGGCGCTTGCCTTTCAGGTCCCCAGAGGAGGTCTGCCGGAAATCGCGAAAACCTCGAATTCCGATGGCGTTTTCTATTGACTTTCGCCCGACAAGTCATTGCCAAGATTCGACAAGGGCCCCGCGAATTAAAAAGCCCAAAATTTTAATTCGCGAACTTGCGTCTAACGGCCATGGCCGGTTTGCGGTCCGAAAAGCGGGCCGTTTCGAAACCGCCCCGGCCCCCGGAGGGTGATCTGAATTGATTTTCAACGCGTTTTCGGCGTTTTCGTCAAAATCGCCGAGGAGATAAGTGCTCGGTTCCAATGATGCGCCGGATCCGTTGGCATGCCGTCCTCGTCACAGCCGATGATGACGAACCGCTCGTCGCGCGGGCCTGCACCGCCTCGTCCCTTCTCGCGATGGGACTGATTATCGTGCAGCACACACAGCGTCCGGCAGTTATCCACGTCGAACGGCGCACCGCCTTGTGTGACTGGCTTGATATGATCTACGCGCGCCTGACCTTTGCCGGCGACACTACAATTGCAGACGACGCATCGATAATGGTCGCGCTTGAGAGCGGCGCGCCTCGTCGTCAGCCACCGCGGATCGCCGTAAACCTGAGCTCGCTTCTTCTCCATGCGATCACCGGAGCCAGAAACGAAAAGAGCCGCTCGATTCGCATCGGCGGCTCTTTTCACCCGCAACTCGGGCGCAGTTCTGTCAATACCCCAGGGTTTGATAAAGGTCAAGAGCCTAAACGCTACATGTTGATCGGTTTCCTTGGTGTCACGGCGACACTGGCGCGCTTGGGCTGTCACCTCACCGGCCGGCATCAGCCCGGATTCCGTAGCACCGGGATCGCCTCGCCGCCGATGGTCACGGTCACGCTCTGGTCCATGCCGCTCACTCCGACAGGCTGAGGAAGCCGACATTGCCGGCCGGGTCGGTCTGCGCCTGGAAATCCAGCTCGCTGATCGACCAATCGTCCTGCTTGGTCGGGAAGCTGAGCTTGGAGGCGACACAGGCGTTGAGCTGCAGGGTCAGCTGCTTGCCGGCATATTGCTCGGCAAACACGGCCTGGAAGGTCGGCGTCAGGCCCATCAACGGGTTGCCGAGCGCGATGCGGGAGCCAGTCGCGGCGGTATATTCCGGAACTATGCGGTTAGGGGGTTGATGGCGTGACGAAGCAGCGCCTGAAAAGCGTCCGTGTCCCGATGATTTCGCCGAAAGGCGATCTCGTCCACATAGGCTCCGATCCGCGCCGGGCTGACGTGGTGGAACTGGCCGAAGATCGCGCGCTCCAGGATCGCCCACATGCTCTCGATGGTGTTGGTGTGGAGCGGGCCATAGACGCGGTCGAAGAGGTCGCTGCCGACGTATTCACGGGCATGGTTCACGCGGCGGTGGACGTGCTGGAAGCCGAGCGTCCCGTATCCCGCGTATTCGTCGGTGTGGACGACGGCCTTCTTGTCGAACCAGCGCCGCGCGAGTCGAAGCATATCGGGCTGGCCGAGCTTGTCGGCGGGGACGGGCTTCGCCTTGAACTTCCCGCCGCGCTCAACAGCGCCCA